CTCCCCTACCTATCTAAAGGTAGACCCTCGACCGCTTCATGATGATGCGGTCGGTAGTAGTCCGACCCGAACTCCACATCGGAACGTCAATGAGACGATCACGCTGTGAAGCAGGATCTTCAGTGAAGAACTGAATAAGACTACTACTTCCTCGGCCTTGTGTCTTACGTATCTTAGCATAGAAGCTAAGCCGCTTGACATAATTCCGCTGCAGATCACGATCCCAATACAACTTACGTTGATCGAAATCGTTACCTGCAAACGAAAACAAGCCGAGGCTGCCCTCCTTGGGTCCCGACACGACAAGGTTCTTACGAACCTTATCAGGAAGGAACCCCAGCACCTTATCGGAGGTCCTCCAAAACCCTCTAATATAGAGGTTATTGGAGAATTCGATAAGGGCCGCTGTCGAGGAGGCAGATCCACTATACGGCTTACGGTAACGCGCTGGAGTCACATCGACTCCTCGAAACGCGTCCATCCCGCAGGATTCTCTGAAGGAAGTTCCTCCAAAGCTCTTTCGGGTGTTTACCTTAAGGCCACAAGCGTGAAGAACGCTTTTGGTTAAGCCGTATGCGCCTATGGGGACAATGATATCGTCTCCATAAACGCGGACACGATCGAAGTCAGCCCTCCAATTCCGCCAATCATCCTGCCTCCCTTCGCTTAGGCGTAAAGCCCAAATGGAGAGAATAGCAAAGACGATCGATTGAACTGGAAAGGTTAACGCCGATCCCATGGTCGAGAACTTCCGCAGGAGAGTGACCCGACTTAGGTCGCCCACCAACTTCTGCTCTAGAGCTCTTGTCCGACAAGCGTGCATGCTATTCAGAAGGCTTTCATGCCCCTGGAAAACATGCTCGACAAGTCGGGTTGAGAGTCTGTCCGATGCTTCACTAAGATCTAGTGTGGCATAAGACCGATCATGTGACGCTTGAAGCGCTAGTTTCCTAGACGCTTCTTGGTCCTCAAAGGATATACAGCGACCAAGAGTGGTCGCCTTTATCCTACTATTCAGCCACCTAAAGATGCTCTGTTGCATCCATTGGTGAGCAATCGGCTCACTGCATATTAACCTAGGGCCTTTAGAGGTCTTAGGTACAGCAATGAGCCTTGAATAGGGCTCCCTATCGGGCGGAATGTACTCAGAGGAAACATCCCCTGATCCATACCACTCGAAGGGAAACCAGAGGCCCAGTTTCCGAGGCCAGGATGGAAACTCATACTTAGAGATCCATCCTTTCTCGGCTACAGCGCCGGGTCCGTGCTTGGGCTTGAGTGCTTCCCAATCGATAGGTCCAAACTCCCCAATGACACGTCGGCATAACAGCCGGAGAGTGCCAAAAGGAAGCCGAGGCCCACGATTGGGATCCCAACCAAATAAATCAGGTTGGGCCGGATCAAGAAGTGAGTCGCCACCCTGGAAAGGGTAAGCGAACTCGCTCGCGAGATTCCATTGCGGAATCTCGCAATCCCAAGTGTTGGGATTGCTTGCCGGAAGAGCTTGTTCCACATCGAAGGAACTCCTTAACGGATTTCCTTAGAGCGGTAAAGCTCACAGGTGCCTCAAGTTTCTCACAGATCCTTGTCAGGGTCCGTAAGAACTGGATAGCATCTGGCTCAGCACTAGCCCTAAGCGTACCATCTACATCAAAAATCATGCGAAACAGGCCCCCAAAGAGTATCGGGAACCCGTTCCGGCTCGTAATCCCGCGAGGGATGTCGGAGCCGGGGTGAGTGATATAATCCGTAACTACTCCGTGAGGAGAAATTACGACATGCCACTCATCCTGCATTCTGCCCTCGTCAAGCCATCGATCGATGACTTTGCCGAAGTCAGGAAGGGTGATCGTAAAGAACGATTCCCCTCGATTTTTGAGAGCTCTACGGAGGTAGGACAAGTCCTTATCCATAGAGTCCTTGATGGCAGGCCACCGTATGGCGGCATCTTCGAAGATGCCCTCGTACAGTGCCGTCACAAAGGTTTCGAAGCTATACATGGAGACAAGCCTTTCTCAAGGTTTGGAGTCCAATCTTCGTGACCTCTTAGGTCAACTTAAGCTCTAAGGTTTGGGGTTGATTCCCCTAACGTTCACTATCGAACCTTTTCGATAGCGAGAGCACTTGAAGACTCACAACCAGGATTTGCCGTCTAGTTTAGACCATTATTAAGGTCGTCGACAGACGCGTAAGACCCAGCGGTGAGAGCCACGATGAGCGCTTTGGCATCGTATCCAATCTGGACGTTGCCATCGAACTTACCGTGTCGTGTCGTCCAAGTAACACTCTCCTTATACATGGGGAGTGTGGACGTCGGGAATGTAACATGTTCGAGGTAAAAGTTATGCCTCTTCATGATCATTCCGTCCGCATCCACCTTATCGGTGGTATGACGGATCTTCAAGTTCCAGGAATCAAGAGCGGTTTCGAGTGTATACTCGCTACCGTAATTGTCCTGGTTAACGCGGTTGAGAACTTTCGCAACCGCGTTCACCGTAAAGGTGTAAGTTGCACCAAAGGCCATGTGACGATCCTCAAACGTACCGCTGTCGCTTGCCTGGAAGGCTAGCGATAGCGAGACTTCCGAGGACTGACAGTTTGAAGTTGTCCAAGAAGGGCAACCTCAATCTTATGCCGGTGACTGCGCTGGTGGAAAGCTGTTTACGATTCTTAATCGTAACGGTCCTTGATCCTCCATTAAAGCGGCGAGTGCCGCTAGGATGGAGTGGTTGATAGGTAGCAATCTTAGTGGTTTTCCACATAAGATTGATCCTTGAAGGAGAGTAGTGTAACATATTTCTACTCACCTCGAGGGCGTCGCTAATGTTAGCGAACCAATCAATCATCCATGACCAAGGAAGGGCCTTCCAAATCTGCGTGATCAGTGTGGTAAAGCCATCGAGGCCTGGCCGCACGCCATATACTATGGCAAATGCCGTCAACCATGACGGCTTTTGACCCAGCAGATTCATATCAGCGAGCTTCCAGTGAATGGTAGCCCATGCCTCCGTATCGTGAGTAACATTACGATTCGGAGTAATGACAATGGAGAAAGTCGAATGCACGGTTTCCGTGTCCGAGAATCCTCCATTGATTCTACCAAACTGGATTTTCCGTCGGACGTCCTTCCCAGAGTTCAAGTCTCCGATCTCCTTCTGACGAATGTCAACAAGGCGACCGAAGTCTATGAGCTTGGAAAGATCTTGAAGTATTGGACCCCAGCCGAACTGATAGGCTAACGTGTGAGCAGATAGCCCACGCGGACCGAACAGATAAGGCAAAGGGTTTCGAGATTGGAGACCTAACAAGATATCTCCAAAATACTTCAACAGTAGTGGGAAATCACGAAACTCAGCGAGATTCGTGAAGACATTCACTACAGGTCTGAGCGGAGCTGTAGACGCAGCGACTTTCTGAGCCGTGAATTGAGCAAGCCAGTTATCTATCAAGGCTTGCTCTGCTCCTGGCAAATTAAGATCGCTAAGGCCAGACTGACCAACTCCATGAAACGAAAGTGGAGAAACTAGCCAGTCAAACCCCATATCGCCTACAGTCTTCAATGTCAGAGTGAGCGGGTGATCTGTGTTCATACCCAGGTCATCCACACAGGACTCGTGATAAGCAAATCCCGATTCAGTCGCCACCAAAGAACCGCTACTCGCTGAGTAGATGTTCGTAATGATGGGAAACTGATCTCGGGAGCGAGTCCTAGACATTGGCAATCACCGTATAACAGGGACCAAAATGGATAGGAACACGTTTCCGTGTCCTACGGAGGCTCCCACATGGGAG